GAAAAGTTATTTATTATAACAGGAATAAATCAAGGTCCTGAAAAATATCAGTTTAAAAAGAATTTAAGAATAATCATAATCCGGCAGTGTTTTTATTGGAGTTGATAAAACACTGCCGGATTTCATTTTGCATTATCAACATACAATCCTTAATAAAACTCATATACAAGATTAATCCACACGCAGCATTCTTACTAGATGTTTTTAAGTACTATATTGTCTTATTTACATGCATTCGGATAGCTTTCTGATCCAGAGAATATAAAGCCCATAAAATCCGTAACAAATCTGCCCCATTTTATTTCACATTAAACATCTGCCGCACCCTATCAGCAATTACATTAAGCAAACAACGGCCATTTTCTTTCAAACTGTTAATGGCTGAGTTACGCCTCGTAACTCAGCCACTTTTGCATCAAAAGTCACTGCTTTTTTATGCGTAAATCATTGACTTTTTCATTATAATATTATCACCTGCATTTTAGCTGGCATAGCTGACTATATTTAAGAGAAACAGATGACAAGACGACATAGGATAACAAATGACGGATAAAAGAATCTATTTACAAACAGAATTAATACACAAGCCTGATGCCTGATTTAGACATAAAGACCTAAAGAAAATGAGTATGCATAAAATACGTAAATTAATAATAAAAAATCATATTTTTAAGTTATATAGTCTATATTTAAAGGATTTAATATTTATATTTGTCGAGGAATAATCTACAAACTATTTAAAAACTTAAATAATGAAAAGGAAAACATTTTTATGTATGTTCCTGATGGCATTATTGTCAGGAGGAACAATGTATGCAGAAACAGAACAAACCGTAATAATAAACGGAACTGAAATCGACAAATTCGTAAGCAATCTGACTTTCAATGGGAACAACGTAACACTTCAATTTGACGACAACACTTCACTGACAGAAGACATGTCGAAGGTCAGCATCTCCTTAAGCTATGAAAACACAACCGGAATTACAAATATTACATCTATGGACAATTCCGGAAAGTCAAAAGTCTACAACCTTAACGGACAATACATGGGTAAAGATGCCAATGCCCTTAACAAAGGCGTGTATATTATTAATGGAAAAAAGACAGTCATAAAATAATTTTATCATGAAAAACATATACTCAACAATAATTACGGCAGTCCTCATATGCCTTATGCCATTTTTCACTACTGATGCAGTTGCTCAGACATGGGACTTTCAAGAGGAAGGTGTAAGCAGTACAGACAGGACAAATCTGTCTGCCGATACTGAAAACTGGACATATGATGCCACAAATGACAGATATTCGAACAATAAGGCATTAAACTCTGAAACATTAAAAGCTAACGGTACAGAACTGATATTTACACAGAATATCATATTCACGACTGAAACATCAGATGCCATTCGAGTGGATATAAAGAAACAATGCCTTACATTGAATAAAGTGTCAACAATAACGATAGACAACCTTGAAAAAGGCTCTAAGGTAACTGTTAAATGCAAGACAAGTTCAAAAACAGAAAAAAGAGGACTCAATGTGACTAACATTACTCCTGAGTCAGGATTTTTTAACAGCACAAGTCTTGACGATCAGGTAAACATAGGCACTGTTACCGAAGACGGAAGCATAACGCTGACAAACACAGGAGGACTTTACATATATATGATATCTGTTGAAAAAGAAGGCGAAGGAACAACACCAGAACCGACAACAGACCACTCTGTAAGCCTCAACAGCCAAAATAATCAAATGCGACTGACACTGACCAACAACGACATTAAATATTATAATACAGATGAAGTAAAAGTCAGTATAGACAGAGCCAACGGCATAGTAAATATCAGCCCAGTAAACGGAACATGGACAGACGCATACACAAAAACTGTAAAAAATATCAGCTTTGCAAAAGCAGAAGACAGCGGTAGCGAAGGCGACATTGACAATCCGGAAGGAAAGGTAAAGATTCTTGAGTCAAAAGGATGGCACGAATCAGCCTTCGTAAAATGGGAGCCGTTTGCAGATGCTTCGTCTTACATAGTGTACGTAAAAGGCGGACAATACGAAGAATATACAAAACTGGACGACCAGCTGGTACGCAACTATGGAACATACGGACGGGCAGATGCTACAGGCTTAATTGCTGCAGACAATTATTCATTTAAGATTGTTCCGGTAATTGAAGAAAAAGAACAAGATGCTGCAGCTAACGAAGTTACCGGAATAAAGGTAATAAATTACAAACGTGAAGGTTTCTGTTTCCTCAATGGCAATACGCCGGGAGCATATAATGCCGACGGTACGCTAAAAGCCAACGCACGCGTAATATACGTTACGGCAAATACAGCAAAGACTGTAACATGTCCTGTTATTGGTGATAAGGAACAGACTTATACGGGACTGCAGGCAATACTCAACGCATACCAAAAAGGAAAAGAGACGCGTCCGCTGTGCGTAAGAATCATCGGGATGATCAAAGACACCGATATGGATGCATTGTTAAGCAACGAAGGACTTCAAATAAAAGGCAAGAACAATTCTGTTGAAATGAATATAACAATAGAAGGCATAGGTGAAGACGCAACAATAAACGGCTTCGGATTTCTTCTGCGCAATGCCGTAAACGTAGAGCTGCGCAACTTCGGCATATTAAACTTCATGGATGATGGTGTTTCGTTGGATACGGACAACAAATACTGCTGGATACACAATCTGGACTTATTCTATGGTCAGGCCGGAGGAGATTCAGACCAGGCTAAAGGCGACGGCACTATCGACATCAAAGGCGATTCTCAGTATATAACCGTATCAAGCAACCATTTCTTCGACAGCGGAAAATCGTCATTATGCGGAATGACAAGCGAGAGCGGGCCAAACTATATAAGTTACAACAACAACTGGTTTGACCACTGCGACTCACGTATGCCGCGTATCCGCACGATGTCTGTACATGTATGGAACAACTATTTCGACGGTATTTCCAAATATGGCGTAGGTGCAACATCCGGCTCAAATGTATTTGTAGAAAGCAACTATTTCAGAGCAACAAAATGTCCGATGCTCATATCCAAACAAGGATCAGACATTTCATCTGACCCTAAAGGCACATTCTCTGGAGAAGATGGTGGTATGATAAAGTCATTCGGCAACATCATGACAGAAAAGACACAATATTATAAATATGTAACATACCAGGAAGACAATGTACAATTTGATGCATACGAAGCCAAAACAAGAGACGAGCAAGTACCGCAGGACATAAAGACCTTGCAGGGTGCAACTTCTTATAACAACTTCGATACCGATGCATCATTGATGTATGACTATGAACCGGTAGAAGCAGCAAATGTACCGTCAGAGGTCACAGGCTGGTATGGTGCAGGAAGAATGAATCACGGAGATTTCAAGTGGACCTTCAATAACAGCATCGACGATACAGACTATAACGTCAATAAAGAACTGAAAGAAGCTGTTACAAACTACAAGTCATCACTTATCGGCATCTTTGGAGACGAAAATGCTTCAAGCGGCGAAACTGGAGGAGGTGAAACAGGTGGAGAACCGGGTGACACAGAAACACCTGTTGAGGGTGAAATAATCTGTGACTTTACAAACGGCACTCCGTCTAACAGCGCCATTACAATGACCGGAACAAAAGAAAATTACAGAAAAGAAGATACTATAATAGATGGTGTTACATATACAAACAGCCTTAAGATGGAGTCAGGCACAGAGATATCATTCTCTACAACTGAAAAGATGACCCTGACAATATACTTTGGCTCGAGCAGCACTAAATACAACATAAAAGTTGACGATGTTAAAATTGAAGGCGACAGCTCTTCTAAGAGCCTGACGACCACAATAGAGCAAGGAAGCCACAAAATAACAAAGGCAGACAGCTGCACTGTAGCCCTAATAAAATTAACGCCTATTGCTGAATAAAGCCTAAACTTGATTTTTAATATAACGTGAAATCTGATTGACAATTAAATTCTATCTGAAGCGGACCTGACATAAATCAGGTCCGCTTTTATTTTATATGCCTCATAGGCCTATTAATCTTTACGTAATAACTTAATTTAAATTCTATCTCAAAAAATAATAGCTACAAAGACGGAAACAGACAATCATATTATAGGTATATCACGTGAAATAATATAACTAACTTATAAAAATCAAAAACATTTATTTTACAAAAAATATCTTTCTTGGTATTGTCATTCATATCCGATTATTTAGAATAAAATATTGAAAAAATAGAATTTTGTTATTACCTTTGCAATATGGTAATATTGTGAGTTAAGTGAAAATATTTAAATAATATGCTATAAAATAATACACAGAAACGTATCCTAATAAAAAAGGTTGCTTTAAAAGAATGTACTACAATAGTCACAAGGGAAGCGAATAGACTTGCTTTGCATATGTAAAAAAGATCAGCAATAGTATTGATTATGTATACAAACAACATTATGTTTTCAATATTAAAGGTAATAATTTAAGACCGATTGTAGCAATAATATTTACTAAAAATCTATTTATAATCACTTTATTGGCACTCATGCAGAATATGATAAAATAGTTGATTGCTCTAAAATTTAAAGATATGACAAAGATAGAAACAAAAGATCAATATGACAGGGCTGTACAAAGAGTTGAAGAGTTACTTCCACTGATAACAGACAAAACACCTCTCGATGACCCGAACAGTATAGAATTGGAACTACTTTCTAATCTTGTTGCAGAGTATTCGGAAAAACATTTTGCATTGAGAGCACCCTCACTTGCTGATGTTCTCAAATTCCATATGCATGAAATGGGGCTTACCCCAAAAACATTGGCTAAATTGATAGGTGTTACCCCTCCCCTTTTGAATGATTATATTTCCGGTAAATGCAAGCCCACATTGAAGATAGCCCGTGAAATTAGCCGGAAACTGAATGTTGATGTTAATATTGTTTTAGGTGTTTGATATGAGAACTGTTGAAGTCATTGTTGAACATGCATGAAACGACCTAAGTGCTTACATAAAACTTGAGGTGACAAAACATATTTATATCGAGGGTATATGGAAAGTTCAACAAAACATCTAATGTATACATTTTCATGGCAAAAAATAATGCCAAGACTTATAAGAAAGAAATGATGCAGTCTGTAAGTTGTATCATCAATCAATATAAACGCAAATAAGAACATCTATGATAAAAAGAAAAAGGAGCATCACATGATGTTCCTTTTCTGTGATTCCGTTGGAACTTGTATTTATCTCGTATTCCACTGTCTATCAATATAATACAGACAACAATAAATTTATGGTAGAACACTGGTAGAATATATGCTGATATAACCGTTACTTATAAGCTCTTCCAATGCGTTTACCTGTCACCCATCCGTCACCGATTTGGCAATCCTTTACATCAACAATATTCACTCCTTTTATGTCAAGCCCGGCCCGTAAGGCATCCTCAAGGTAACTTTCTGCATATTTGCTCCAGGATAAGCATCTACCGCAAGAACAAATTGACATAAAAAAATAAATCAGATACTTAATCTTCTTTTTAATTCATTATACAGGTCCGAATCCTTCATATCCTCCCAATAATATTTCGTGTATCGGTCTCTACTAAAACCTTTATTTTTCTCATACACTAGAATGCATTCCTTATCACATAATACGATTACAGAAGACAGCAGAAGTTTGGCATAAGAGAATGCCTGAAGAAATGCCAATTCTATCTCCTGATTGTTTTTCATGTAGTATTTTGCTTCAATCAATACCTTTGCGTTTTCTTCTTCCAGCTTATTGTTATAATGGAGCGCATAGTCTGGGAAAATTCTGTGTCCTCTACCTGCATGGATTGGCAACTGACGGATATAGTCTTTATGCTCATGCCATCCCATACTGTTCAGCAGTGGTTCCAACAGATTCACTTCAACATCCCTTTCGTTATTAACAATTATCCCTTCTGGCAATGAAGGAGTATAAATCTGTGGCAGCTTACTTGTATCAAATCCTTTAGATTTTATCATCCTCATAAGTTCCGCATAATCCTTTCCTGTAGCAGACCAACCATTCACCCCTTGGAAATTCTTCCTAACAAGCGGATGATTTGAAAAATATCTGTCGGACTTTAACTCCTTTAAAGAGATATGTGGAATTTCGATTCTGTCCCCTATACAGGTGTTACTATAATAATGAAAGAACGGGTCTATCACACCGTCTACTTGTGCTATCCACAAGTAAGTAATTGCACTCACAGGAGAAGTCTCATAGTGGATAAGAATATCCCCTTTCTTCGTGTCTTTATTGGACTGCCATAAGCCGGTAGTCCAATGTGTCCCATATCCTTCAATACCCCCTCCGATAAACCACGCAGCAGATGGCTTTGGCATATCTGTATTATCTTCCTTTGCCAAAAGATTTGGAGCATAATCATACATGAATGCGCTCAACTCGGCTGGCGCCAGTTCATTCTCTTTTCTGAACCGATAGAATACCATGCATAGTTCCCAATAATACATGCACCTGGCTTTATAATCAGCTTTTGGGGGGATTGGAGGCAATTCGATTTCAAAGAAGTCTGCAAGTCTTGTAAACTGACAGAACTCGTCAATGTATATATAAGGGAAGAAATATTCTCCGAACAGATAGTTCAGTTCCATTGATAAAAACGGTACAAACTCAAGCATTCGGCTAAAGTCACCAATCTTCAGAATTTCTTCTGATTCAATCGTCAATCCGGTAGATATTATTTCCTCATACAGTTTTCCAGCATCATCTAGAGATTTTAATTCCATACCTTCGTGTTCTGATACTTTATAGCACCAGAAATCCTCAAGTATTCCGCAAATCACCTCCGAGTTGAAGCCGTCCTTGATTTTCGGGTTATATTTCACGAACAGCCGTTCTTCTTCAACCCACTCTTTCCTATCTGAAAATTCGGATATTGCGGACTTTCCGTCAAGAGAGTTCTTGTACAGGTTCCAAAGGTAATAGTTGAATTTCATGACTACAATCTCTTCATAAGACTATAAATGTCACTTTGCTCTTTTACATCTTTTATCGGCAATTCATTAACGCCTAATTTAAGGAATTCTTTAGCATACTTTTCCTTTAAAGCACTTATCTCATCAGGCGTCATATATTCCTCATTGCTTTTCCTAACCAACTCTGTAGCCAGTTTATCCGTAAGCAATTCAATAGCTTTTTGTTTATCACCCTTCAATAATGCAATACGTATTTTGTCAGTTCTGTCGATTTCAAGATCAGCATCAATTTTTTTCTTAATTTTCCTGACATCATTTGTCATTTTCCAGATTTTGAAGAATAACACAATCTGCAGGACAGATACTACAACTATAATGAAAGAAATAAAATTTAACATAATCCACTGTTTATTTATACTTACAATTGCGTTCTAATGGCCAATATATTCTCTACGATAAAAAGTTTTCTTATTTTATCCTTGCGAAGCTTAATATCGTCGTATTTAGTGTTCTCGCTCCGAAGGATGATATAATTATCTTCATCTGGTTCATATCGGCGAATATACTTTATCATTCGGTATTCGTCAAGGAGAATAAGATACATTTGTCCATAAAATATATCCTGCCAACATTTTATTTCTCTTATGACGACCATATTGCCATCGAAAATTTTTGGCTCCATACTATCTCCATTTGCTCTAACTATACAAGAGTCTTTGCTTATTCCTGGAAGACTTACATGACCTATGATAGTATCCTCTGTAAAGATTATATCCCGATACTGCGTTCCACAAGTAGCATCAATATCGTAGACAGGGGTTGCACCTGTCCCTACAACATCTTCTTTCTTTACTACATTAAGCATATCGCCCAAATCGGCAGTAAGCCAAGCTTTATTAATTTCAGGATAACAAGATATTATCTTATCTACCATAGCCGAAGAAAAAGTTTTCGTCCTACATTTCAAGATATCATATACTGCCTGCGTAGTCTTTACACCTATTTTAGAAGCAAACTGAGCAGGGTTCAAACCAGTGTAATCCAATATTTTAGTTAATTTTTCGCAAGTATCCATAGGTATTTATGTTAAAAATCAAAATACTAAAAGATATAATCTTGTTTTATCTTGCTAAATCAAGATATTATCTTTATATTTGCAGCAGAATTAATAAATCAGCAACGTTTCTATAACGTTTGACTGCAAATATACACAAATAAAATAGAACGACGATGCCACAGAGAAAAAAAATTGAATTGAAGTATGGGTGCGCAAAGAAACTGGCCGCTGATTGCCAAGTCGCACCTAACACAGTGAAGTTTGCTCTAAACTATGTAACAGATACAGAGCTGGCTGAACATATACGCAAAACGGCTTATGAGAAAGGTTATGTAAAAGAGTTTTAACATCAAAAAGCACGATTATGAAAAGAAATGTATTACACGATATTATGAGCCTTGCATGGCAGTTCGTAAAGCGAAATGGCTTTACAATGAGTGAAGCATTAAAGGTGGCCTGGGCCAACATGAAGCTGAAGGCAGCAATGAAACAGAGAATCGTGAAGTTCTACTTTCAGAAAGTTGACGGTTCTATACGTGAGGCATACGGCACACTGAAAGAAAACCTGATACCAGCCACAAGCGGTGACAACAGAAAGAGAAACGACACCGTTCAGGTTTACTTCGACACTGAAAGACAAGAATACAGATGCTTTAAGAAAGCCAATTTAATTTCAATTTGTATGTGATATGACGAGAACTGAAGCGCGCATGATAGCAGAAGAACTGTTCAAGTTATTTGAAAAGAACGGATTCAAGCCGCAAATGATTACACCTGAGCGGTATCTGAACGCCAAAGAAGCCGCCAAGCTGCTCGGCATGCCGCTGAACACGCTATATAAGAAGGTAACAGAAATACCTCATGTTAAGCAGGGCAAGCGACATGTTTTCAAAGAAAGCGCGCTTCGTGAGTGGATGGACAACTGCTAACATTGAAGGTGCCGGGAGAGCTGAAGGCTCGCATCACGCAGCGAGAGCGGCGACACCACACGTGACAGGCGTTCTTTGACATGTTGAAAAATACGAAAGCGAAGCAGACGGCAAGACTAACAATCTATAGCCGTATGCGAGGACGCAAGTAGGGCTAAAAATATAATCGGTAACAAAGCGCAAAAATTTAAATCATGACTGGACATGCATGAAAAAATAGGTGTCATGTAACTAAAGAGTTTACCAGTTATGTGTTTACGGCAATAATGCCGTGAATTTCTGAAGATCTAAGATTTAGCTAAATGCTACGCAATATGTCCATCCTAAAGGAAAAGGTTATAAAGGGCATGGTTTGGGCGACCATTTCGGCTGATGCTTTATCTTTTACAATAACCTTGTGCTGTCCATTGAGACTGCGGTAGAACCGGGCACAGGGTACCAATTTTATAAGTTTCTAGTTTTTATCATTTTTCTTGACTGCATCCACTGTGAAGTTCATGCAAAGGCCGGGTAGCTCAAAGTGTAGAGCCGCGGAATGGTCCGCGAGGTTAGAGGTTCGAGTCCTCTCTCGGCCACGACAAGATGAAATACATAACAGTCAGTTATTAAGAATTACTTGAGAACTGAATATTTTTCTTAGCCTGCTACGTCGTGATGACGCGGCAGGATATTGTAGAATAATCAAAAATAATCAATATATGAAAAAGATGGTTTTAGCTGTAAACATTATAGCATTTATTTATGCCTGCCATACAGGCGATGCCACTGCCTTAGCAGTAGCTTTTCTATGGTTCTCAGCCGAATACGGCAAGAGCTTGTATAAAATATGGTATAAGATTTTATTATGAAACTTTACGAACGCGACTACGCAGATTTGGCACGCAAATGTGCCGATTGCGCTAATGCCGGAATATCAGCAGTGTCAGTCGAAAAGAAAGACGAGACGCTGATATTGACAGTTGATGTGACTGTCGACGGGTACACAGAGGACGACTATTATAACGGTACAGGCGGATTTATCCCGACTAATTCTGATTGCCGTATAATTGATGTCGAATTATGCACTCTTGATGACAATGGCAAGATGCCATATATAGACCAGACCAGAATTGAACAAGAAACAAAAGAAATACTATTAACAATTTAATTTTTTGGATTATGTCACTTATTAAGAAATCAAACGAATTAGTAATCCCATCAACAGTAAAAATGATGATATACGGTCAAGCTGGTATGGGAAAAACGACAGTAGCATTAAGCGCACCAAAACCATTGCTACTCGACTTTGACAATGGTGTGAAGCGTGTCAATATGGCTCACTTGGATGGTATTGACATCGTTCAGGTCAGTTCATGGCAGGATGTCCGGCAAGTATTAGAAGAAGACTTATCTACATACCAGACTATCGTGGTAGATACAATCGGCAAGATGATGGATTTTATAATCACCTATAAATGCGGTATACGCCAGCCACAAATCAAGGACTGGGGTGGCATCAACGCCGAATTTTCTTGGATGACACGCACGCTTTCGTCGCTCAACAAAAACGTGGTATTTGTAGCTCACAGAGACACGAGAAAAGATGGAGACGACACAGTATTTATCCCTGCCTTGCGTGAAAAATCATACAACTCAATCGTTACAGAACTTGACTTGCTCGGATATCTTGAGATGCGCAACGAGAACGGTGTACAAAAACGTACTGTCACGTTCGATCCGACATCACGCAACGACGGCAAGAACACCTGTAACCTGCCGGGCGTAATGTTTGTGCCAAGCATTCTAGACAAAAACGGCAACCCGACTGCAAAGAATGATTTTATAAGTACAAAAGTCATCATGCCTTATCTCAACATGCTGCAGGTTAAAAAAGAAGAGCGTGCACGCTACGACAAAGTCATTGAAGAGATAAAAGATAATATAGAAATGATAACGGACGCACAATCTGCCAACGACTTTGCTTCGAGGATAAACAACTTCGAACATGTAGGAAGTTCTCTAAGTATGGCAAGACGTCTTTTCTCAGCAAAGGTAAATGCCCTTGGGCTTATATTCGATAAAGAAACTAAGACTTATGCAGACAAAGCAGCCTAAATTCAAATTCTATGCAACGCTTCTCGATACCTTTACCGGATATCTGAAAAGCGATGTGATATGGGGCAAATATTGGGGATTCAGTGAGAATCCCCCACATACCCCAGACGAATTTAAAGATCTACAGTTCCAACGCCTGATAGATACGATAAACCGTGTCCCGTTCGACAGCGAAGCAGCTGATAAGGGGACGGCTTTCAATGAGGTGGTAGACTGCATGATTGAAAATCGGAAATCAGAAAAGGTTCAGGTAGAAAGACTACTATCAGACATGCAGGATGGCAGACAGGCCATAATCGGACTAAGAGCCACCTATAACAACCGCCAATTTGATTTTCCCATTTCTCTATGCCGTGAGTTCGCAGACTATTATAAAGGCGCATTAACTCAGCAACGAGTAGAGGCAATTTTGCCAACGTGTTTTGGTGATGTACTTCTATATGGTTACATAGACGAACTTTTACCGATGTCAGTCCACGATATAAAGACGACAGGCAGTTACTATGTCGGTAAGTTCAAGGATCACTGGCAGCACATGATTTATCCGTACTGTCTTATGCAGAATGGTAATGATGTCAGGTCGTTTGAGTATAACATCACAGACTTCAAATCCACTTATACAGAAAGCTACACATTTGTACCAGAACGTGACATACCTATTATTACTGATCATTGCGAGGAGTTTATCAGGTTCTTGAACGATAACAGAGATTTGATAACAGACAAGAAAATTTTTGCTGAAGATGAGTAACCAGATTACAGGGCGTATAATTGGAATAAGCCAGATTATCCAGATACCTTCCAAAAACGGCGGCAGCCCATTTCTTAAGCGTGAGTTCCTGCTGGATGCAACGACCTATGATCCATATACAGGCGAGCGCAGCGAGTATGAAAACATCCTGCCACTAGAGGTTTCAGGTGACAAATGCGCCGAATTGGACCAGTTCAAGATTGGCGATATTATAACAGTTTCTTTTGCTTTACAAGGTAGATCCTGGACTAACCAAGATGGCGAGCTTAGACGTATGACTTCAATTAGATGCTACAAACTTGAAGCAAGGCGGCAGGCACACCAACCGGCAATCCAGCCAGCTTCACAGACACAGCAGCAACCAATAAGCCAACAAACATCGATGTCACCACAGTTTCCTCCAGAAGTGGATGCAAACGGCAACCCAAAAGATGACTTACCATTCTAGACATGAGTATTTTTAATTTAAAAAATGAATATGATGTACCCAAATTCAAGGCGTATGTAAATAAGCTGTTCAAAGAGCGTGCCGTAGTTGAACTAAGAAAGAAACATCCTAACCGGACTTTAGCACAAAACAGCTATCTGCACCTTCTTTTAGGGTATTTCGGTAGTGAGTACGGTTGCAGCCTTGACGAAGCCAAAATTGACTTCTATAAAAGGACTTGCAACCGTGATTTGTTTGAGAGAAAGACGGTCAATAAAAAAGGCAAAGAGGTAACTTATCTGAGAAGTTCAGCAGAGCTTACCACAAGCGAAATGACTTTAAGCATTGACCGCTTCCGTAACTGGAGTTCATCCGTCGCAGGAATATACTTGCCTGCTGCCAACGAACAACAGATGCTAATTTTTGCACAACAAGAAATTGAACGCAATAAAGAGTTTATTTGATTATGGACAAATTTTTAGGACAAGACATTCCAGAGAAGGAACGATGGCAGTTTCTTCAAGATAATGCAGACGCGATAGAGAAAATCGGATATACACATCGATTCACGCCAGATGAACTTGCACAAAAGAAAGAAGTGCTTGCAGAAGTCTCTATCTCCATCAATGATATTGAAGTAGAGAAAAAGGAAGCCATGCAAGAGTTCAAAGAACGCCTAAAACCATTAAACGAAGAAAAACAAGAACTTTTAGACCACATCAAAAGGGGTACTGAGTTCGTTGACAATGAAGAATGCGCCAAGATTCTCTATCATGACGAAAAAATGGCAGGCTTCTATAACAGACTGGGCGAATTGGTTTATAGCCGCCCTATCATGCCACAAGAAATGCAGAAAACAGTATTTAGTATTAACCGTAAAACAGGAACAGACAATTAATTATGAGTGAGAACAAAATCAATTTGATTGTACCGAAAGACTATAATGGTACGCCTATCGAAGTAGTATTAAGAGAAGGACAAGCTGCAAAACCGCTTGATCCTAAAGAGCCTAAAAAAGTTTCAATTGCCGGAACCATTGAAGCACCATTCAAATGGCTGGAAAAGCGCATTGGACTAATTAATCAGAAAGCATCAAATATCATTGTCAATCGTGATAAAATGGGATTGGCTTTGACCATTGATGAGACCAACTACTATCAAACTGAAGTCTGTGGCTTTCTGATAACATCAAAAGAAATGCAGGAGTTCGGCATCAACACCGAGAAGAAATGGGAACCAATCAAGCTGTCTCAGTTTTTTAAGATGCATCGTGCCTTCTTCAAGGATAAGTCTGAGAACATGATGCTTGTGTCCACTTTGAAGAACTTCAAGGCAAAGGTTAATCAGGATATAGAGCGCAGCAAGGAAGAAAATGGAAGCAAGACAGACAATTATTCACAGGTCGTAGATTCCAATCTTCCTAAATCGTTCAAGCTCAATATTCCTCTTTTCAAGGGCTTTGCCTGTGAAGAAATAGAAGTTGAGATTTATGCAGATGTTGATGGCCGAGAAGTTTCTCTGTCCTTGGTCTCTGCAGGTGCAAATGAGACTATTGAAGAATACAAGAACAAGGTGATTGACGAACAGATTGAAGCAATCAAAGGTGTTGCCCCTGATATCGTAATCATCGAAGTATAACTAACAGCCCGGAAAGACGGGCATACGGTATCGTGGCGGAAATTGGAAAGACGACACATGAAAACTAAGGGACTTTTACTCCCGCAACCGAAGGTAAACGTAAAGTCGTATTGTAGGTTGCAAAAGCTCATGCAGTGCGGCTATAGACGCAATGCAGGTTCGAATCCTGCCGATACCACAAGCTAAAAATACAATTATATGGAAAAGATTTTTGATAATGATTTTAGGAATGAATTATTCCGCTGTTTGAAAGAGTCTGGAATGAAAGATAAAGAAGTAAGTGGGATAATTAATAAACGTTACAAGGAGGCCTTAAAGAAGGCAGTTATTGAACGATTAAATGCTGTGGCAAAAGCTATTAGAGAAGATAATATTGAAGTAATAAACGACATGATAGAATATAGTCCTTCAGGTGATGGCTATGGTTGTGATAATTGCTACATTTCTTTTAAAGATGTTACAGATTGCGAAGATATAGGAGACGTTATAAATGCTTTGAGATAATGAATGAATTACTTACTGGTAAGATTTGCCCCTATTGTGGCAAGCCTACCGAATATGTGGACAGTTCTGTAATCTACGGACGTTCATACGGTATGATTTATCTCTGTCGTGATTGTAGGGCTTATGTCGGCGTACATAAAGGAACAGACCAAGCATTAGGACGTTTGGCAAATGCAGAACTACGAAAGGCCAAGAAAGAAGCACATTTTTATTTTGACCAAATCGCCAAGACCAATCTTATAAACAAGATTTGGAAGAAACATATCCCAAATACATCGAATAGGAATAAGGCTTATTTGTGGCTATCCATTCAATTAGGGGTTCCACATGAAGTTTGCCATATAGGAATGTTTGATGTGGAGAATTGTAAGCGAGTTGTTGGATTGTGTAAACCCATAATAGAATCATTATGCAAGAAGAACGAAGATTAACATTCGGAAAATACAAAGGACAAGATACAAAGTATATTATACTTACTCATATAGGTTATATCATGTGGTGTATTGAGAATATCGACTGGTTTAAGCTGACCGATGAAGAACAGGCCTTATATGATGCGATAGCTATAATGATTAAGAAAGAACGCTTGCCAATGACTTTTCCTGTTGAAATGATGTATAAGCATATAAAAGACAGAGAGTCATATGAAAAGTTAAAGACTCCATTTACATTCAATTATGGATATATATCTTTAAAAATGTCTGAAAAGGATAATCCAATATTCAACAGTATTGAAAAATACATTACACACAAAATACGCAGAAATAGTACACAAGAATATTCGTCATTCGAAAGTCTTTCAGGAGATTTAACTGGTCTTTCACATAGCATGAATAAAGAAATAGAAAGAGCTCGGCTTAATGGTGAAAGTGATGAAGATATATATGGCACATGGGGTAGTATGAATGATTATAAGGATTGATAAATATGTATTACATCAATAAACCTAAAAAGAAGAAAGAAAAGCCTTTGCCATTATTCGACAAGGCTGGTATTAAAATACAGAAGAAGCCGGATTTAAAGGCGAAGCTCGATAAAGAGTTTTCCCTTTTCATCCGGCTTCGTGATTGTATGCCGAACGGATATTTCCGCTGCATATCATGCGGACAAATAAAGCCGTTTGAACAGGCTGACTGTGGACACTATTTCAGCAGGACACATCTTGCTACAAGGTACGACGAAAAGAATTGTAATGCTGAATGCCGCCACTGCAACAGGTTTAAAGCAGACCATTTGGAAAGTTACAGAGTGAACTTGATTGCCAAAATCGGGCAACAGGCTTTTAATATGCTTAAAGTCAAAGCTGCCAGTACATCAAGAATGAGTGACTTTGAATATGAGCAGCTTATAAGATACTATAAAGCAATAAATAAAAAGCTAAAAAAGGAAAAGGGCTTATGAGCTATGTTTTACGAGATTACCAGCAAAAAGCCAGTGATGCGGCAGTCAGTTTCTTTGCAAACAAGACTAAGAGAAACAATGCCATCATGGTATTACCGACTGGAGCTGGCAAAAGCCTAGTGATAGCCGATATCGCTAGCCGCCTTGAAGGGCACACGCTTGTATTCCAGCCTTCGAAAGAGATACTCGAACAGAACTATCTGAAACTTTGTTCTTATGGTATCCTTGACTGCTCTGTATACTCTGCGTCATTTGGACGTAAGGATATTTCAAGGATAACGTTCGCCACAATTGGCAGCGTTAAAAATCATCCTGAACTGTTCCAACATTTCAGGAACATTATCATAGACGAGTGCCACCTTGTCAATCCAAAAGAAGGTATGTACAAAGATTTTCTTACCATGCTGCAGTGTAAGGTCCTAGGACTGACAGCAACACCATACCGTTTATCGTCAAGCCGTGACTTCGGATCGATGCTGAAGTTCATCACACGAACACGCCCATGTGTATTTTCCGAAGTCATCTATCAGGTGCAAATCTCCACCCTATTGGATATGGGCTACCTTTCAAAGCTTAACTATTACGCCATGAACCCTTTGGGCTGGAATGAGCTTAACCTAAAAGTAAATACGACAGGTGCCGACTATACGGACAAATCAGTAGTAAAAGAATATGAGCGTATTGACTTCTATGGATTTTTGGTAAGCATCGTCCGTAGGCTTATGAATCCGAAAGTTGGCGGCAAGCGTAAAGGCATACTCGTTTTCACTAGATTCTTAAAAGAGGCACAAAGACTTACGCAGTCTATACCTGGCACTGCTATCGTTTCTGGAGACACGCCAAAGAAAGAACGCGAGCGCATCCTTGAAGAATTTAAGGCCGGAGAGATACCCGTCGTCGCCAATGTCGGCGTACTTACAACAGGATTCGACTATCCTGAACTTGACACCATCGTTATGGCCCGTCCAACGATGTCTCTGGCTCTCTGGTATCAGATAGTGGGCCGCGCCATCCGCCCCCACCCTACCAAGGAAGCCGGATGGATTGTTGATCTCTGTGGCAACATCAAACGCTTCGGTGAAGTCAAGGATTTACGCCTTGTAAACGGGGGCAATGGTAAATGGGCCGTATTCTCCAACAATAGACAGCTGACTAACGTAAGATTCTAATATTATGGCAAGACCCAAGAAACAAGGTCTTGAATACTTTTCATTTGACACGGATTTTTTCTCAGACATAAAGATTCGAAGAATATCAAGAGCATGCGGTCCAGCTTCGACTTCAATACTAGTCTGCCTGCTGTGTAATATCTATAAAGATAAAGGGTATTATATTGAGTGGGACGAGAACTTATCTTTTGTAGTGGCTGACATTGTTGGTACTACCGAGGGTGCTGTAGAAGAAGTCGTAAAGAAAGCGATACAAGTGGAATTCTTCAATAAGGAGCTGTTTGACAAATACAAAATCCTAACTTCAAACGGTATTCAAAACCGATTCAAAAGCGCAGTTAAAAGACGTGAGGAAATTGAATATGTGGTGGATTATTTAGTTTCTGACAACAAAAACGAGGTTTCTGTATACAATAACTCGGTTTCTGACGACAGTAGTACACAAAGTAAAGTAAAAAGAAATAATTATATATCCCCCTCACCCCCTTTAAAAGGGGGAGGTAAAAGGGAAAGAGGCGAGCCTAAGGAAATTAATTCTAAAGCTCGTCTTCTTTTTGAATCACACTTTAAGAAAGTGTACGGAAATGATTACTATTGGACACCTAAAGATGCTGGTAATATGACGCAATTGCTTCAAAAGTTGAGATTTCAAAGAAAGCAAAAACAGATGGATGTATCAGACGACTCAATATTATACGCACTTCAGTATCTGCTATCATCAATCAATGATGGTTGGCTGTTTGAGAATTTCAGTGTGTCTAATATTAATTCAAAATTCAACGAAATAATCTCACAAGCGAAGAAAAAAGTCTCTTCAAAAGCAAACATAGGTGTTGTACTCAAAGACAACTCACCTGAAAAATACACTAAAGGCTGGTAATATGGAACATATTAATTTTCAACAAACAATAGACAGGCTCAAAGATACCGGTTTCTCCCCTGTACCTAATACCGTGAACATTCACATTCCTGAAGCGAAAAGAATACTTTGGTCCGGTATCAAATATTTCACCCAAGATAAGGGCCAATGGCTCCCTGAATATAATGAAGTCGTAAACTGGTTGACAGGCAACAATGGCCGCGGACTTCTGTGTTTCGGCAACTGTGGAAGGGGAAAAACGCTTATTTGTGGTAAGATTATACCATTGCTACTTAATCATTACTGCCGTAAAGTGGTAAGCTGCTACGATGCACAGCAGATGAACGCCAATCTTGACGAAGTAAAAAAGAAGCATATCATCTATGTTGATGATATCGGAACAGAAAATCTAAGTATCAAATACGGCGAGAAAAGACTGGCCTTCGCTGAACTGGCTGACGAGGCCGAAAAGAAAGGAAAGCTTCTTATTCTCACTACAAACCTCACAATAGATGAACTGAAAGAGAAATACGGAGAAAGAACCATTGACAGACTGAGAGCGATAACAAAAACCATTCTTTTCAGTGGTGCTAGCCTTAGAAAATAAACAAGAATTACAGATATGAAAATGATAAAGTTTAATGCCTTAGAGTATGTAGACAGCTTTGATTTCTGCACGATAGAAGAAAAGAAACAGCTGTATTATATGCTACTTGAAGCTTTAAAATGGGGGCAAAGAGTATGAAGACGACTATCTACTGGAAAACCAAAGATACCCATATTATTGATCGTATCCGGAAGCGCTATAATATTTGCCAGGGAATGACAGTAAATGGTGAAAATGCCGTCGAAATTAACGAAGTTCAATATAAGGAATTACAGGAAGTTGAAAAACTTGGATATATACAAATCAGGAACAAATGAATGACACAATCAAACCAAACGCATATCTTATGCGTGGCGCACTGCCTTCGGTGGAGCGTTCACGAGACGAATATACAGGCTCTGTATTCGGCTCTGCTGCGTTGGCCTATATAACAATAATACACGCCACTGACGCAATGGATATGATGCAAGAGCGTTTACCGGAGTTATACGATGACAGACAGATAAGAAAATATATTAATCGCATGATTGGTACAAAAGCAAGTATGGGCGAGATACGGAAGCTAACCCTTGCAATCGGTGAGTTATTGGCTCACGATTGCGACAAGGCGTGGGTGGCAGACTTTGGCAATGCAGCCTACGAAAAAGTGCAGCCTTATACAGAGAAGTTACGCATCGCCTTGGCAAATGCTTTAGGACGATACGACGTTCCGGATATAAACGTATGCGCAGCCATCCTTGTTGCTCAGTCGCTTGCCAGCGAGGCCGTTGAATATGTAAAGAGACGTTCCGCAAAGTTTACAAACTTTACAATTGTTATGAAGGGTAAAGGCAGACAGACTGTATCTTCATGCCTCTCGTCTATGTCCTGTTCTGCACTTGAGTATTGCTTGCGTAATATAGCACGCATACTTGTTGAGGATAAACTGACGGACGATGTGAATATTGCGGAGGATAAGTCTGTAGAAACAGGTCTGAAGGCAGTTCTTAATGTCATGAGCGACACTAACACATGGATATACGCACGTGATAAGGCGGACGAGTTAAACCATAAAAGCAATAAGCAATGAAGAAAATTGCGGTAATTAGGGGAAATTTTGAGAAAATTTCCTCAAACTTAGTCAAAATCACTAATACCAAAATATGAGCAAAGAACAAAATCATGTCAAAGATGCCATTAAGGCTTATCTGGACGAACGGGCTAAAAATGACGAACAATTTGCACAGAGTTATGCGAAAGCTAACAAAAATATAGACGAATGCTTCGATTATGTCATTGGAGAAGCACATAAGCGTGGTAATGCTGTTTACATGACTGACGCTGAAGTATTCGGGCTGGCAGTCCACTACTACGACGAAGATGACATAATGATAAACAAGCTGCCCAAAGGAACACATGTGAACACTTCAGCATCAGCAGTAGAACTTTCGGAAGAAGACAAAGCAAAAGCCCACGAGCAGGCTGTCAAGGCATACCAGCAACAGTGCATCTACCGTATGCGTGAAGCTGATGAAGAAAAGGCAAAGAAACTTGCAGAACGCAGAAAGGCTGAGAGAGAAAGAAGTAAACACGCAGAGCAATCACTATTCGACTTTTAAGATTATGAAACCACGTAACAAAACAGAACGGTTGGTGGCCGAACTTAGTGCAAAGCTGCCGGCCATTACTGAAAAACAGAAACAATGGGCTAAAGATACCTGTTTTGAGAAAATCGGTTACTACAACAAGGGCGAAGTATGGTGCATGAACTGTGGAACGGTTCACGAAAAAACAGTTTCTCCACTCGGTATAGACCTCGTAGGAGACGAAACTATATGTCCGCATTGTGGAACACATTTAAAGCTTAAAAATAGCCGGAAACGCAAATCTATCGAGCGTTGGTACTTCACGGTAGCGACAACATACAGGGGATTTCAAGTCTTTCGTCACTTTATAATCGAAAGACAGATGTACAAGATGTCTGGAAACATATCCAAAGGGTATGAACCATACTTCAGCATAAACGAAGCGGTACAGAACTGGATATCAGAGGATGGGAAGGAATATATCATGGCAAGACCATGTAGGCCTATGGCTTGGGTGTATGATGCCTGGGACTTCTGCAAGCCCATGAGCATAAAGGACAAAGTAAACGGGAGATACTCATATAGTCCCGACAAATATGATATCTACTCTGAATTTATTTATCCGGTCCGAGGACTTATCCCAAAGTTAAAGAGAAACGGTTTTACATTCCGCTGCAAAGGGATATCAGTAAACAGACTTGCCGCCATGTTGCTGACAGACAACGAAGCCGAAATGCTTATCAAGACAAAACAGTATAATCTGCTTTATGCGAAGAGCATAAGAGGCATACCACAGGACGTGAAACCTTCAATAAACATCTGCAACAGAAACGCCTACAGGGTGAAAGATGCTTCGATGTGGATTGACTACATACAAATGCTACTGCATTTCAATATGGACACGCACAATGCGAAATATGTATGTCCGGCCAATCTGAAGAAGGAACATGACAAGCTTCTAAAAAGAATGAACCGCGAGGAAGCCAGACAAAGGGAGATTGACAAAATGAGAGAAGCCTTGGGATGGGAAAAGACCTACGCACAGGAAAAAGGTCGTTTCTTCGGTATATGCTTCGGCAACGAAGACATCGTTATAACTGTCATACGGTCCGTTGCGGAAATGGTCGAGGAAGGAGAGGCTATGCACCACTGTGTATATGCATGTGGCTATTACAAGAAAAAAGAAAGCCTGATTCTGTCTGCAAAGGACAAAGAAGGAAACCGAATAGAGACCATAGAGCTGAGCCTAAGGACTTTCACTATTGTGCAGAGCCGTGGCGTATGTAACAGCATTACACCGATGCACAACGAAATAATAGAGTTGGTAAACAAGAATATTAACCTAATAAAGAAAGTAGCGTAGCATTGGAATCTCTGTAATAGACCACCTTACTAGAGGGAAAATATTATGACATGAGGATATATGAAAAGACAGAACTAGTATAAATTAGCAAAACATGATAAGTAAAACGTATAATATGGATTGTATGGAATACATGAAGTCTATTCCAGACAAGTTCTTTGAGCTGGCGGTAGTTGATCCGCCGTATGGCATAAATGCACCCAATATGTCAATGGGTACCAATCTTAATAGGAAGCGCGGAGGATATAACAGCCAGTCCGTTGCACAGAGACTGAAGAAAGGCAGGCTAAATTCAGGTGCGGGGAAATTAAAAAACAGAGCATTGAATACGATGTCCTGTGACTGGGATTATTCTCCACCTCCTCAGAAATATTTTGATGAACTCTTCAGGGTAAGCCGTAATCAAGTAATATGGGGAGGAAACTACTTTCCTCTACCACCGACACGAGGTGTTTTATGCTGGGATAAGATGCAACCATGGGAAAACTTCTCACAATTTGAGTTGGCGTGGACCTCTTTCGATTGTCCTGCAGCAATTATACATCTGTCAAATACAGGAGGCGCAAATAGGGAAACGAAAATACATCCAACTCAGAAGCCAGTTGAATTATATCATTGGGTTTTCAAAAAGTTCGCGAACCCCGGTGACAAGATTTTTGATTCCCATTTAGGAAGTGGAAGTTCCCGGATAGCTGCTTATAAGATGGGATTCGATTTTTACGCAACTGAAATAGATAAACAGTATTTTGATGCACAGGAAAAAAGATTCAAGAATGAATGTTTAGGAGAAATCATAACACCTAAAGGTGTTTTAGTGCAACTGACTTTGTTTGACTGATATTTGTATTTTATAATGGTTCTTTTATGTTTACGACAAACATTACGATTTTATTTATAAGAGGACAGACGCAAAGTATAATATAGAAATTAGTATTTTGTGTGGCTGTATGAATATATAAAAATATAGAACTAAAATCTAGAAAATATATAGAAAGGATGATTAATATATGACATCAATAATACAAGAAGCAAAGCTGGCCAATGGACGAAGCCAGCGATGTAAAAAATGCCCCTTGGGGAATGGCAGATGCAATCTTGAACTGATGCGTATCTGTTCTGACAATTTCATAGAGGGCTTTGTTAAAGGAGCAAGGCTTATGAAGAAACAAATAACTGACAATTATAAATGAAAGCAATATCAATCAAACAGCCTTGGGCGAGCTTAATTGCTCATGGTATAAAAGACGTCGAGAACCGGACATGGAAGTGTCCTAAGAAGTACATAGGGCAAAGAGTTCTAATACATGCAAGTATGGTAGGGAGAAAAACATATTCCATTCCTGAAAGGCTTTTCAATAACTCGAAAGTATTTTCTATAATTGAATCAAAGGAACTCCCAAAAGGTGCTATCCTTGGCAGCGTGGTCATAGCCGACTGCGTACAGAAGCATCCGTCAGTATGGGCAGAGAAAGGGTGTTGGAACTGGGTACTGAAAGATGTTGTCTTGTTCAATAAACCGATTCTGAATGTAAAAGGAAAACTCAGTTTTTGGGAGTATAATCAGTAGCAGGAAAACAATCTTATATTATTCTAATGTTTTTTTATCTTTATGCGTATGATAAGTTTACAAATGAAACCCAATCCAATGGCTCTAAAAAAAACAAAAAAGGAACAGTTGTAAATAGTTATATATTTGAGGGTATATTTTATTTCCTTTACGATTCTTTTGTTTCTATCATCTTTATTCCATTGTAAGTATAAGTCACTAAGAATTCTTTTTGTAACTTCAAAATATTCTGGAAAATTCCTTAATTCAAAACAAGTAGCGATCTGCCTATCAAGCATAATTTTTCCAGTCTCTTTGTCTGGTTCAACAAAATCTTTAATTAATAAATGATATGTCTTAAATCTTAAATCTTTCTGTTTTAGGTTTTTTTCCGATATGAACTTGTATAATGGAATTACTATACCGAATAATGAAATGATGATGCCAAATACTTTAATTATATTATCTAAACTTAAAAGTTCTTTTTCCATAAATGTTTTTCTGCAAAGTTAAAAGTTAATTAATAATATCAATAATAAAAACAGAGAAATTGGTATATCATAAAATAAAAAAGGAGCCAGCCCCACGATAAAAAGACCGACTCCACGCACGATTAGGCCACAAATATAATACTTTTCTTCTAAAAGACCATACTATGACAAAAGAATTTTCATCAATCATGGAGTTAAAGGCCATTCGTGAACAAAAATCAAGACTTTCAGAGCGTGAACGAGAACTTTCATCGGCTTTATTGCAGGATACATCACTCATTCCTGAAATTTATTCCTGGTTTAAGGACATTGTTGCAGAGACAGATCATTCACCAAATCCTGATGGCGTTATGCAGCGCAAGAAATTTCTTTTTATTGTGCTGTTCCTGTATGCTCCAAGTTCCCTAGCCGGTGGACGGTTGCCGAATGGTATCAGGGCTGAGTTAGCCAACGTATTTCCAGATGTATCACCATGTGTCATATCAAATAATATTGCCGACGTTTCCTTTATCTACCAACAGTATAAAAACTTTCGTCAGGATATAGAATATCTTTATAGTCAAATTATAGAGAAATTGATATCTAAAAGGCTGATTAAATAATATACTGTTTTCTAGTAGATCATTACACCGAAAGAGGTATGTCATAACAAATTAGATGAAATTTGATGAGCATACTCAAAACCATGTAACTTTACCCAGAATAGATGAATAAAACATCAAGCATTACACACTATTCTATTCATGTATAATTTCTTGCTTTGCAATTAAACGGAATGCATTTGGATCTGTCTCCATTTGATAAATTTTGATATTTGGATTTAATATCTTAGCCAAGTGAATAATTTTTTCTTTATTTGTAGCATCAACTCTCACACCTATATATAATGAATCAAAACATTCAGGTCCAATCTTTACAAAAGATCGGATCTCTTTATGGTTAAAAAATTTTTTATCATGTTGAAAAGGAAGTAAAGCCATAAACGTCGATATTGGTTTATATATAAATAACCTAACCTCTTGTTCGTGTTCCCACGCTTTTGCTTTAGTAAAAACTTGATAGCTAAAAAAATCCTCACAACTTTGATAAAAATTAGGCTTATTTATTATATTACGATATTGGACATCTCGTCCTTGTGTCGCTACAATTAGCCCATATCTTGCATCTAAATATTTAGCTACATAATCCATATTAAGCCCAAGACAAACCCCTTCATGTTTATTATAGTAACTCCACATTAAAATAGAATTATACAATTTGGATAAACAACAGATCCATAAATCTTCTCTAAAGTTCTCAAACCTATTTAAATGCAATTCTTTTATAATGTCTGCAGACCATATTTTACATTTCTCCGCTGGAACATTTGAACAATCTATTAGACTGGGGTGACAATCAAACGGGTCATTGAATGTTGTGGCATTTGCATACATAAGATTGCTATAATGCAACATCATTATAGCTCCATTTATATCGAGATATTTATATAATAAGTTATTCATATTACTGAAATATTATTATTCCAACTGCTCATATATACATAGTCTTTATCTTATCTGTTTCTATACAGAACAAATGGGAATCGTTGCATTACAAGCATTTGGCAAATCTTGTTGCTGATGAAGGAGAATGCGTGTCTTTTGGGGTAGCCATCGATGAGATATGTGATAAATGTTTTATCAATAACTATAATTGAAAAATACTGATTAATTGATCTAATACAGGTTTGAAGCCATCAAACCATTCATCTTTAAATGAGTTATAATTTTTTTCAATATATGATTTAATTATAGAAGCCATATTTTCTCTAAAGGATCGAAAATCTTTATGACTTTTTTTATTGTTTAGATTTGCCCAGTCTACTTTTACCTTATAAGCTTCAGGATCAAAAAAATCTTCTACCATTATAGTATCATTAGTTTTAGGAGAATTATTTGTGTTTAGTGATATACTATAATCGTGTTGATAAAATAAAGCTTCTAATTTTTCTTCTTTGATATTAGATATTTTTTTCCAACCACTATATCCTCCATCATCAAAATCAAACAAAAAAACTATTTTTTGATATCTATTAATTTGAGGGAATATAACTTGATTATAAAATGTATCTGCATTACTTGCACTATTGCTTGGGATAATAGCTACTTGGGATAATTTTTTATATTTTTCTTCTTTTGCAGACCAAATTTCAATAGCTTTTTCAATATATCGTTTATCATAAGGACCTTCTGTTACGAGAATTTGTTTAGAACTCAATACAATTGTCCCATTCAAATAGTCAATCTCTCCACCTGAAAGTTCAGTCAACTTATTAACAAAAGTTGAACTTGTAATTTCTCCCTTTTCTATGAAGTATAAATTACTTGCATGCTTTTTATTGATTTCATTTACAAAGACAGGAGAATGGGTTGTCAATACAGCTTGCCCTTCGAAGGAATCTATTGCATTCAATAGCTCTTTTTTTCTTGCGATATGTATATGTGCATCTGGTTCGTCTAATAAAATTAAAGATCCTTCATCTCCTAAGACTTTTGTAATACATTCTATAAGAATTAGTTTCTTTTCGCCCTCACTCAAATTGTCAAAATCAATGTCTTTAATCTTAATCGTAATATCCGTAATTAATTTATCAACTTTATTAATCTCATTTTGTTTAGGTTGGGATAATAAATAAAGATATTGAAAGATCGTTTTGCAGATTTTTTGTTTTCGGATTTCGTCATTCGACGGATTGGGTTCTGTTGTAGCTAAAACTTTTGCATTAACATTATAATTTGTTTCACTGAATCTATTAAACCAACTTAATGCATCGTGATTTTTGAATTTTTCCAGTTTCTCATGATCTATTGTAAAAATTAGTTCGACTTCTGATGCCTCATTTATTCCCAATTTGGTCATTAAAAAATCTGTAATACTGTGATCTCCTTGCTCGGACGCACACAGTAGGGAAATGAAAGCTATTTTCCAACAATATTTGTTGATATATAACAGGGATGGTATATATAGCTTATTACTAATGGCTTTGTTGAAATATTGCATATGATAACCCTCATAGGCCATATGCCATAGTCTTAAATCTTCACCACTATAACAAGCAATTACTGAAGATGGATATTGTGCTTTATCTGAAATAATCTTTCCATCTTTTGACTCTACGGTTTGAGATTGTCCAGCTAAATCATAGACTATTTTATAATTAAAAGGGGCATTCTGTCCATTATATAAGTAACTAAAGATAATACTAATTGTTTCTAATAGATTACTTTTACCAGAACCATTTTCTCCAATTAAAGCAATATATCCAGTATTGTTAGAAAAATCAAAATTTTGTTTTTCGATATTTTTATATTCGTCTATGTATAAAGAAATTAATTTCATATTTATATTATTTTTGTATTGTTATAAACAGCTCCAAATTGTTGGATTTGTTAGCAAATTTGCGACAATATTCGATGCTACATCTGTTCCAAATGATTTTAATTTTTCAATAATTATAGGACGAGCCTTCTGCAGATCGTTGTCTGCGTCAGCTACTACGGTTTTTAATTCTTTGATTTGACGTCCCGTAAGATCATCTTTGATAGCTTCAAGGAACAATTCTACAGCAACCGATTGTTGTTGGTATTGCGTTTGACTATTAGAATTATTGATGTTTGTCGTAACATTGATAGGAACTGGTTCCTGGTCTTGCTTTTTTGGGGAAAGTTTAGTGCGAGGAATCGCGATTGGTAATGCTGCAAAAGCCTCTAGAATTGCCAATAACATTGTCTGTTGACTTGGCCTTATATCTTTCTTACTTATTTGTTCAAAGTCTGCAATGTGTTTATCACCCGGGTAATTTATTTCTATAAATCTTTTGACTTTTTCAAGCCACTTATAATATAAATCCATATCTGGATAGTCATAATATGGAAACATATCATCATGATGTTGCAAAGTAGAAATTCTCTTCTTTTGCTCTGTTATCAGATTCTGTATAGTAATGTCATCCATTTTTACTCAAATATTTGGTCCTCAAAATTATTTATAGCATCGCTCTCATATTTTAGTGTTGTATTTGATAATGTCTCAATTTTTTGCAACATGATACTGACGTATTCAACTATCTCTCTTTGTTTATCAATAGGAGGTACTATGATTGGAGATTCTAAGTACTGTTCACTGTTTATGTTTGGCTGCGCTGATACCCGCATATTCGCTAAAATCCATTTTTTATATATAGAGGATTTTGTATAGTATAGAAGGTATAATGGGTCAATAAGATTTGTGTCTATAACAAATTTAATTAAATATCCGGCGTATATTGCTTTGCCATATTTGTCTTTATATAAAAATGTTTTTCCCACAGTATTCCCAGATCGGGCAATGAGGAAATCATTTTCTTGTAATAAATATTGAGAATCATATCCATTTGCAGACACAACATTATTATTTAACGTGCCATCTTCATTTATATCTGTAATACGGATATAACGAATATCAGAACGTTTATTAATTGTTTTATAGCTAGCGCCATATTTAGGTTTACATGTTACCAATTTTTTTAATTGGATAGTTTTATACAATTGTGATTGTAATTGATACTGTAAATTAAAAACATCCCAACGACTTATATCGCAGAATGAGAGGAATGTCAGAATCTTTTTATTAGTAGTACGATCTGATTTGTCAGCAGAATCGCATCCTAATTTTTTAAGAAGGTATTTATCAATACAAAGTCTTATTGAATATATTTTATCGTTATTACATTTAATCAGGTCTATTCTTTTGTGATACTCGTCCACCAACTTGTTTTGTTCTGCTAATGGGGGAAGAGAAATCCGAATATTTAGAAACTTATCCTCATCGACACGTTGACGATTTGTTGTACCGCTGCTGCAACTTTGACAAAAATCCATGAACTGTTTTGTTGTGCTGACCAAAACCAGATATTGAGGATTAATCTTGGTCGTATCTATGTTATATGCCAAGAAGTCTTGAGTGACAATAGCGCCATCAAGTTTTTCTGGGATAATACCCATCGCCCCGTTTCTTGCGTCTATTTTTGATAAAATAAATTGGCCGGCTGAAACGCGAAATTGTTTTTTTGTCCCGATTTCAGTCCCTTTAACTTTATCGCGCGGTATAACACCTCCATTGTGAATGCGAATCGTTATCCGTTGGTATATAATTTCATCTTGAACTGTGATTGCTGTTTTGTTACGGGTTAGAAATTCTTTGATCTGAACCAGCGGATATTTGGTCGTGAATCGTATTCTGGAGTCATTCAGATACTGCACACTCCAGTTGTAAAGTTGCGAGAACTTTACAAAATCCAAATATTTGTATGTGCTTTTACTATTTAACATAACTCTTTTGTTTTTCCGTCTTGATCGGTCCGAACTACTTTATTATCGACTATCTCATAGTGAAATTTCAACTTATTCACAGTCCACATATGATGCTTCTTACGATAAGGTGTGAACTCTTTGAGCAAATCGATTAATTCATTCTCGCATTCAGCGCCGGTTGTCGTAATACCTGCTTTTTTTACTTGGGCGATAGGAATTGTATAATCGAATTTTTCTTTTACGATTGCCCATACTTCGTTTGCAATTTTAGTTTCTAACTCACGTTTTTCAGCACGTCTTATTTTCTTTTCCTTGGCAGAATTACTTCGTTCTGCCAGAAATGAGTCAATTTCATCAATTTGCGATTGATACTTAGATTCGACCTCTTTGGTTGCATTTTGTTTAATCGCATCAAATTTGACTCGCTCTTCGTTTGTAAACTTTTTAAAGAACAGCAGGCTAGGTTTTACCGTAGCACCCGAGGCCATGAAAACGTCTTGTGGAATAGATGTTATCAAGATTATTTTTGCCATTCCTTCGAAAAGCTCTCGTACGCTTTGTAAATTGGTGTTATTTAGAACTCCTTCGGGCAATACAATACCCAAACGCCCGCCCGGTTTGAGTAAACGGATACAGCGTTCAATAAATAACACCTCGGTCAAACCGCTAAGTTTGCCGACCGTATATAAATTCAATACAGAGTCTCCAATGTGGTCATTGATTTGGCTCAAGGCCTGTTGATATACCTCTTTGCCATATTTTTTCTCGTGTGCGGCAATTTTCTGCGCATCGTTTTCCTCATCTGCTTCTGTTATTTTTAGCGTTTTTTCTACACGAGCCCCGAACGGCGGATTTGTGAGAATCACATCAAAACGATTCTCAAATATACCATTTACATTTAACAGGCCATCATGGTGATGAACGCCTCCGTGTCCATCTCCATGCATAATCATATTCATTTTTGCGGTTCGCGCCATGCGAGGATTGGCGTCCGTACCATAGATACAATTACTGGACAAGTTTTGTAAACGACTATTTAAATTTCTGGTATCGAGTTCTTTATTAAGTGCTGAAAAATAGTTATTGACTCGTTCGTCAATAGCTGCTCTCTGTTTTTCAGACAACATTTCATATTTTTCATCAAAGAGCTCAGCCTTGATACGTTCTTTTACCTTTTGTACATCAAATTCGATTTTCTCACGTACATACTCAAATACTTTAATCAAGAACCCTCCACTACCGCAACAAGGATCGCAGATAATTTCACCTTCTTCTGGATCAAGCAACTCTACCATAAAATCAACTATAGTACGAGGTGTAAAAAATTGACCCAGCTCACCGCGGAAAGTTTTACCTAAGAATTTTTCGAAAGCAATACCTTTCACATCATCAGCCGTTCGGGATAGGTTATAAATCTCAAGTTCTTCGACAATAGCCTCAAAACTTGCCTCCTTAATCTTTATCGTATCATTGGCATCGAATAAACCGTCTTTTGCATAGTCCTCCTTTGTGCGCTCAAATAATTGCTGATAAAATGGCAGACTTTGTTTTGATTTGGTCTTGTCGTAGGCTTCTCGTAGTTTGGTAAATTCTTCTTTCGAAAAAATTTGGGTACCAGTATTATCACGTTCATATCGAATCTTGATGAAGAGAATCTTACTAATTTCATCAAATGCTGCTTCTGGAGACAATTTATCGTTATTACGTATGATATTGTGGCATTTGAAAAGCAGTCTACTGAATTCATCACGCGTAAAAGCTTTTGTCTGACTTAATAATTCCTTAATTTTTTTTGCATTGTTCAGTTCATCAGCCTTTGGTATATCAACGATTTCTTCAAGGCGCTTGGGTATTTTCCCTTTAACGACCTTGAAGATACGTGTCTCCTTTAGGTTGGTGGTCACGAAGAAAGCTGCTCCAGCCCAGGATGCATAATTAAATCCTTGGTAATAGTCCTCTTCCCGAATTGTGATATGCTCAGCCTTGCATTCCACAACAATAGTGGCAGATGCCTCATTTCTTTTATCTGATGCTGATTTCCAAATTACAATATCTGCGCGTGCTTTTCCCTGTCCACGATGAGAATTACTAACTTGAACTTCTTGAGCCATTTGGTCAAGTGAATAGCCATAGACATTAACAAGACGGCATATATATTCCTGTCGAACTTTCTCTTCAGGAGTTAAAACTAACTCTTTATTTTTTAAAGGAGCAAATATTTTGTTTCCATTAATTTTAAGTTCCATATATGCTATTTTGTACTTTTAATTAATTCTTTAGGATCAACTTGAAGGATGTCGGCAATTTCAAACAATACGTCTAAACTAGGTTGTCGTCTATTGCAAACATAAGAATTGACAATACAAAAGCTTTTTCCAAGTTTTTTTGCCAACCAAGTCTGTTTAATACCTTTATCTATAAGTACATCTTTTATCCTATTCATGTTTTTCCTTTGTTGAATAATTTTTTATTTTACAAAGATATAAAATATAATGCTATAAAAAGATAAAAAGAAATGAATTTCATATTCTTTATAAAAATAACATTAAACATTTATTCATCTTATATCAAAATCATAGTTACATTATTTAATGTGTTTTTATATGGACAAGTGGAAAATAATTGTAGTTTTTCAAAAGAATGACTCGTCATAGACACATTTTTCAGGAACATTGCATTTGTGTAAACAGAAGACAACCATTAACACCGTAAAAGCCGGAGCGTTAAGCTTCGGCACTATAAAATATTTTGTGTAAATGTAAAATACAGGATTCAAAATAGAGTTCTGTATTTTTTATTTTATATATTTACACCCAAAGAATAAGATTATGCGAGATACTGTGATACTGTCTCAAAAAGTGTGTCTGATAAGCAGTAAAAAAGACCGTCTTTCTTTCACTTATGGAGATTGAGAAGAAATGGACACTATCAGTCATCATGCGAACCAATTCTATCGCAAAAAAGAATCAAGTTATTCAAACCAAATTGGAAAAGGTTCTCAGTTATACGAAGCAAACAATGGTTGCATATCTGAGTGAAGAAGACCTCAACCGTCTATGCACATACGTTGCAGAATATAGTATAGGCGATACCTTACAAAAGATATCGCCCGTAAAGGTTGACCCACAACTTAAAAGCATTGATATTATACACTTTGGTTGGAATATTGGCAAGGCTTTTGGTAGAAAGCGCGTTCATACAGCCACCTTCATCAAGAATGTCTTTGCCCACGCTTTGCGTGACTTGGAAATTTCAACTATTGAGCGTAAAATGTCGCATACGGAATCAGCATGTTACATAAAATTAAACAAGGAGATTACGTAAATGAATAACCAATAAAGGACTCAGCGTTTAGCAAAGAATTTTACAAACTCCCACCCTAAACCAATTGCAAGGAAAAACGGTGAAAAGATTATATAAAGCAATTCAAATATATTTGGTTGCTGACCTTGTTCGTATTCTCTTAATTTTGCAATATCATCATTATATTCAGCTATACACTGATACATTTCTTTAAAATACTGTTCTAAAATTTGGTCTGAGACTTGCAATTTGGGATTGATTATAGAATCTATAATAATCGGTTCCTGTTTGGAATAACATTCAAAAAAATACCTTTTATTATCTTTTATCCATTGACAAGTTTTATTGTAGTCTTCTTGCATTGTACTCAAATTACTTGGACTATACTCTGTCTCAATAAATTCTCGACAATAAATGTCTTCATTTAGGTTTGATATGAACCTCCATCTATAATTACCTTCTATTCGAAGTTTATTTTGATAATACTCTCTCTCATAAAAAATCTGTCGACTATCTTTGGTGACACCGAAGATACCCAAACAAGTAAAAAGCAAACCGATAAAATTTGATGTTCGCCAAAACTTATCGGATGGTTTAAATAATCTAACTGAAAATAACCAGCCAAAGAAAGCGATAAATAATAGGGTTCCTAAAAGGAAACATGGTGAAATTAACAATTTTTCTACAAGGAGCATATTATAATGAATCTACCTTGCAAAATTACAAAAAACTTATCATACAGAACATAACCATTACTATTTTATATTTAAATCACAAGTAATCCTCTCTTTTTCTCCTCAATAATTCCCAATAACAGGTATAACAACACAATCCAATACGTAATACGAGATAATTATCAACTATTTATTAGTATTAATCACCTCCAAAAGTTATCTCACAGTTATATTCCGGTGATGTTTTCCACCATCAAAACACAAATTTCCTTTGCCAGCGAACAATTAAAAACGAGCACGTATGGCGAACGAACAAATTGGGGCATCATTAAAATTTGAATTACAAAGCCGGAGCGTTAAGCTTCCGGCTTTATTCTTAAATCAATGGTGGCTGTCCAAAGATTGCTCTTACTTTATTTGCCATTTCTTTAGCTTCTGCTTCTGTTCTGAAATAGTTATTGCTTTCTTCATAAAAATTTATTATTTCATCAGGTTTGTAATACCTTGGTATTACTTTTACATCTCCAAAGTTACAACAATGGTCGACTGATACATACCAATAGGTATCACCTGGTTGTGGTATAAACTTCTCTTTCATGATTTATAAATTTTTAATTAAACATTTAATTATCTTATATCAAAATCATAGTTACATTATTTAAGTGTTTTTATATAGACAAGTGGAAAATAATTGTAGTTTTTCACTGAATGACTCGTCAGAGACACACTTTCAGAAACATTGGTACTGTCCAAAATTTTGTGTAAACAGAATTAAGATTAACACTATAAAGCCGGAGCGTTAAGCTTCCGGCTTTGAGTTGATCTCATTTTCAATATTTTCGAATTCCTCTAAATCTTCCAAGGTATCTATTTGTTGAAAATGCCTTGTCTTTTTAGGATTATCAAGATCAAATTTAGGCAAAACTCCCATCCCATTAAGAATAAGAACAACATCCTTATTACCTATTTTTCTTGTAAACTTAATTCCATCATCACTTTTACTATAACCTCGTTTTAGTAATTCGTCTTCTGTTATCATGTGCTTGTCCATATTTATTTTTATTGATTAAACATTTAGTTCCAGTAACTTCCTTAAATCTTCAAACGAGTGAACTTCATAGAGTGTTCCTTTTACTTTCATCAAAATAGAATTGTAAAAGATGAAACGATTATCAATAAAAATACAAGTAATATTGAACAACCTTTGTTTTGTTTGATTTCAATATTGTACTTGCGAGCCACTTCGTGGATGTAATCCATTGACGGCTTAAATTCCTGATGGGTTTCGTTTCTGTATAAGTTAAGTGCATCGACTAATTTATCATCTCTTAAAAGTGATGCAATCTTACCCTCCATTTCTTTTTGTCCACTTTCTCCTTTTTCAACCAAAGCTTCACCTGCTTTGAATCTATGGCCACACTTCAGGCAAGTAATATTGACATCTTTGCTTCCAATTGTCCCTGCTAAAATTCCGACCCCACCAACTAAAACGGCACCAGCTAAGGCTTTTCCTCCACTAAAACCTTGTTGCTCTGAGTGAAGTTCTCTGGAATGACATTTAGGGCAACATAAATATTCATCTTTGTTGTTCTCCTGTATTATGGGATAACCACAATGGGGACAGGCTAATGCTTTGTCACTTATTTCTTTGTGACATTCTGGACATTCTATTAGTGCCATATAATCTAAATTTTAATATCTAACTTAATTTCTTTTCCACAATGGGGGCAATATATTACGCCCTCTTTGGGCTTATCAAAGAGTTCTGTTATAGGCACTTCTAAAGCATTTGCAATTTCTTCAAGCCTATTTATGTTAGGATTTCCATTAAGTGATTTAGATAATCCGACCTCTGTAATACCTATTATGCTTGCAAGATCTTTAAGCATAATACCTCTTTCTCGACAAATTTCTTTTATTCTTAAATTCATAATTAAACGCTTTGTTTATGTTGCAAATATACTTATAAAATAATAATAAGTATAAGAAAGTTCAAGAAATAATATAGTTAGTTTAATAATTAATATTTATTAACTAAAATTTTTATTGTAAACAATTATACTATTTGTATATTTGCACAGTAAAAATTAAACAAATAGTATAATTAATAAATATTTAAATTATGAAGACATTGAATGAACAAGTTGACGAGATTAAGAACATGAAAGGCTCTAAGGCAACAAAGAAAGCTGCTTTCATAAAGTTAGGTTTGAGAAAGTATGAGATTGAGCTTCTTCTTTCAGAACTGCCGAAACCTATAAGAGAATCACACAAGTTCACGTTTGGCGTTGAGATAGAATGCCTTGTCGCTGCAAGCATTATGCGTGAATGTGCTACAAGAAACGCAATGCCATTTCAGTATGAGGGCTACAACCACACAGACAACAACCACTACTACAAGTTCGTGTCTGATTCATCCATAATGGGCAGCAACCCAATAGAATGTGTGTCGCCAGTACTTACAGGCAAGGCAGGCATGAAAAGCCTAGAAACCTGCTGCAAGGCTTTGAATGAGGCAAACGCACAGGTCAACAGGTCTACAGGCCTTCATGTTCATATAGGCGCACAGAACTTGTCTGACGAGGCTTATATCAACGTATTTAAGAACTATCAGAAGTTAGAGAGAATTATAGACACGTTCATGGCAAGGTCAAGGCGTGCCAACAACAGCAGATGGTGCAGAACACTGCAAGGCTATGACTTTACATGGTGTACTACAAAATCAGACATTTTAGATGCCATGAACGGCAACAGGTATTTCAAGGTGAATGCATGTTCTTATTCACGCCACAGAACAATTGAGTTCAGACAGCATCAAGGCTCTACAGACTTTGAAAAAATTTCAAACTGGGTGAACTTTTGTGCTAAGCTGGTTGCATGGTCTAAGAAGAACGTATTGAGTTCAGAGGTTAGCTCAATTGACGAGATACCTTTCTTGACAGCCAAAGAAAAATCATTTTTCAAATCACGTGCCGAGGTTCTTGCATGAACCTCGCACAATTAAAATAAATTCAATATGTGTTGCATTATATACAAGCCTAAAGGTGTCCAGATGCCGAGCCTGGACATTCTTTCAAAAATCAAAAAACTCAACCACAACGGCTACGGTTTTGTTTCAACCAATCATTTTCATAAGGGTTTGGACTATCGTACATTCTTGCGCCACCTCTCGGAGGTCGGAGATGACGAAGACTGCATTATACATTTCAGACTTGCCACTCATGGCTCAATATGCCGGGCCAACTGTCATCCGTTTACAGAGAATGGCGTTTATTTCGCTCACAATGGGACTTTAAACGTTTACCCCGTTGGGGACATGACAGACAGCGAAATTGCCTTCAGAATGAAAATTTACCCAGAAATACAGCGGTTTGGATATGGAACAAAGCAGGCAGACTGGGCTATAAAGCAGATTTGCGGTTATTCAAGGTTTGCCATGATGTACCAGGGCGAAGTGAGATTATTTGGTGATTATAAAATACTGAATGGCATATACTATTCAAATCTAAGATGGTTATGAAAAGTATATTACAGTCTTTGAAAGAAAAGGTGTCATGTGGCGATATCACGATAAAAGAGGCAGCCATAAAGCTGCATCATGCAGGATGGACAAACTTCATTGATGTAGAGAGAACCAGACAATTGTTAGGTCTGAAAACACAGCAGACCAAATCATAAAGCAACATGCTTGGGAATTAATAACGAACAATTGGCTTATTGTTTCGTATGTGTAGAATTGTTATTCAAAATTGTCTTCATAATTAGGTATCTTTGTGAAAAGGTACCATCGCGGATTAGAGCAGTGGTCAGCTCGCTACTTTGACTTGGTAGAGGTCGCCGGTTCGAATCCGGCATCCGCAACTAAATAAAATATATATCACGATTATGGAAATACTTAATCTTATCATCAAACAGAAATTCTTTGACGAAATCCTATCAGGCAAGAAACGTCAAGAATACAGAGAGATCAGACCAACAACACAAAAGAAATACTGCCAGCTTGACGCTGACGGTTTTTGTGTAGAGGTTAATGGTGAGCTGCAGCCGAGACACTATGATGCTATTCAGTTCTTTGTTGGCTACAACAAAGGCAGAACCAGCGCACTGGTAGAAGTCAAAGACGCAAAGATTGAGCTGTTTGAAGACGAGAACCACAACTTGATTGAATACACCCATCAAGGTGAGATTTATTTGGCAGCACAGGTAGTCTATAACCTTGGCAGAGTGATAGAAAAACATGTTTAATTTAAATTTTACGCTGAGTCAGAGTAAACAGAAGCACATTTTCAACAGGCGGTTATCGTGGCGGCCGTAGAGGCTTGACCACAGAAAATGGAGGTTTGTCGCAACGTGGCAGATTCATCAACCGCAGACAGCAGTATTATAACGTCCGTGTCGGACTTGGTATGAGTGGCGGATAATGACACTGCAAGACAGGACATACAGCTATATTGACCTCGTCAGGCAAAATACTGACGAGGTTATGCTGTTTCTGTCTTTGGGTAAGGATTCTTTGGTCTTGCTGGACATGATCTATCCTAAATTTGACCGGATTGTTTGTGTGTTCATGTACTTCGTCAAAGGCTTAAAACACATTGAGCGATGGATAGGCTGGGTAAAGGCCAAATATCCTAAAATAGAGTTTATTCAGGTGCCACACTGGAACCTGACCTACATTCTTCGTGGCGGTATGTATTGCGTACCCAATCCTAAAGTAAAGCTTCTAAAACTGGCTGATATAGTAAAAGCCATGCAGCTCAGATATGGGATTTATTACACGTTTTTAGGCATGAAGAAGGCCGACGGTATGAACCGCCGCCTGATGCTGAAAGGTTATGAAGCCAACAAGTATGAGAACAATGGCATGTGCTATCCCTTGGCCGACTGGACGCAGAAAGATATCCTGTCATACATGAGACAGAAAGGATTGCCTGAACCGGTGAGATATTCACTGAAAGCAAGTTCTGGTGTAGGCTTTAACTTGGATTGCATACTATGGCTGGAGAAGAACTACCCACAAGATTTACAGAAAATATACAAAGTGTTCCCGATGGCTGAGAGGATCATTTGGGAGCATAAACAAAAGCAATAGGCATGGAACTAAGCAAGTACATAAAAAGTGAATCGGTAGAACTTAACCGTTCCGTCATTCACTTTGCGGATTATAATCCCCGGAAGCTATCCGAGGAATCACGAAAAACGTTAAAACGGGGGATCAAGAAATTCGGTTTGGTTGGTGGAATCGTAGTCAACAAGCGGACCGGACTTACTGTTGTGTCTGGGCACCAACGCCTGACGGTTATGGATGAACTTCAAAAATTCCCGGAAAACGACTACAGGCTCCGTGTCGATGTAATTGACGTGGACGAAAAGCAGGAAAAGGAATTGAACATTCTGATGAACAACCCGAACGCGCAAGGAACCTGGGATTTTGACGCTTTGGCTCGACTGGTCCCTGATATTGACTATCAGGATGCAGGACTAACGGCAGCAGACTTGAACATTATCGGTTGTGATTTCCTTCTCCAAACAGAGGAAGAAAACTCCATTGCGGACGCTTTGGAGGATATGATGGCTCCATTAACTGAACAGAAAGAAGCCGAGAAAGCTGCCAAGCAGATGGAAAGAGCCGAAAAGGTGGCACACATGAAGGACGTAAAGCAACAGGTAAAGGAAGCAGCCCAAAAGCAGGCTCAGGATATGGATGCTTACTTGATGCTTTCCTTCGATACGTTTGAAGCCAAAGCTGCGTTCTGTGAAAGGTTTGGTTACGATCCTTACGCCAAATTTATCAAAGGCGAAGTATTCGATGAACAGGTAGAAAGAGTTGAATGATTATGAAAAGTGAATCTCGACATAGTAAACATACTGGAAGAAAACCAAAATTTGACTACAAGAACGAGGAGTTTCTCTCTCAAGTGGAAATGTATGCCAAGAAGGGATTCACGGACAAAGAGATTGCTTTCGCTTTAGGCCTATGCCCCCAAACATTCAGTGAGAAGAAGAGTAAGCACTGCGAATTAAGCGAAGTGTTAGCGCGCGGGCGTGCGACAGTAACAGCCACAGTGCGTGCAAAGTTCCTTGCAATGGCTTTAGGTGGTATCAAAACCAAGAGTACTGTAGTGAGGAAACTGAAAGACCAGAATGGAAACCTAACCGGCGAAGAAGAACTTCAAGTGAGTGAAAGCGAATTGGCTCCCAACCTTCAGGCCATGTCTGTTTGGTTGTATCATCATGACGAAGAGTGGAGAAAGATTGAACGTCGGCAGGATGAGGAAACAGACCTTCACCGCGAGAACGGCATTGACATTGATAAATGGATGGAGGAGAACGAAAGTGAAGATTAAGCCCCAGAAAATATATGCACCACTCTATCACAACAAGGACAAGTTTATTATCCTCGTTACCGGAGGCCGTGGCAGCGGCAAGTCGTTCAATGTGTCCACGTTCATCGAACGATTGCTTTTCGAGGTACGTCACCCTTCGCCTGAAAAACGTATCGTCCATCAGGTTCTGTACACCCGTTACACTATGGTCTCTGCCCATATCTCCGTTATCCCTGAGTTTATGGAGAAGGTGGATTTGGACGGTCACTCCAAGTATTTCAGAAGTACCAAAACGGATGTGAAGAACCTTCGCAGCGGCGGATGTGCCATGTTTCGAGGCATCAAGACATCATCAGGCGTGCAGACAGCCAAGCTGAAATCCATCCACGGCATAACCACATTCGTAGTAGATGAAGCCGAGGAGTGGGTGTCGGAGAAAGAGTTCGAAACCATCATGCTCTCTATTCGCCAAAAAGGAATACAGAACCGCATTATTATTGTGATGAACCCCACGGACTCAAACCATTGGGTCTACAAGCGGTTCATCGAGAACACCCACAAGCTTATGGAGATTGATGGAGTGCAGGTACAAATATCCACCCACCCTAATGTCCTTCATATCCACACGACTTACTTCGATAATCTTGAGAACCTTTCTCCTGAATTCCTAAATGAAGTGCAGGAAATGAAGAAAAAAAATCCTGAGAAGTACGCCCATACTGTCATCGGACGATGGGCAGACGTTGCCGAAGGTGCCGTGTTCAAAAAATGGGGTATCGTGGATGAGTTCCCGATGTGGTGCAAGAAGGTGGCTATCGGACAGGATTTTGGTTATACCAATGACCCCACAGCAGCTATCCGATGCGGAATCATCGACAATGCTCTTTATCTGGATGAAGTGGATTATAGAACCGGATTGCTATCTAGTGATATTATTAAGACTCTTCGCCCCTGGAACCTGAAAGTGATAGCAGACAGTGCAGATCCGCGACTCATTCAGGAAATCAGTAACGGTGGAATCAAGATCTATCCCGTCGAGAAGGGACCAAGATCCATTAACGCTGGTATAGATAAAATGCAAGGCATGGAAATTTTCATCACCAAACGTTCGTACAACCTTCAACGGGAATTTAGGAATTATGTCTGGGCAAAAGATAAGGACGGAAACTACATCAACGAGCCGGAAGACCACGATAACCATGGCATTGACGCTGCGCGGTATTATGTGCTGGGAGAGCTTCTAGGCAGGATTATGAAACCGAAAGACATTTCAGGAGTATTTGGACATTAAATTTTAGTATATGAGAACTTTAGAGGAAATTTTAGCGATACCTGAGATAGAGAGAAAAATCTACTATCTGAAGAAAGGAAGAAAAACAGAACATCCCAATGCTCATGCTCTTTATAATGACTGGAATCCAAACAGGCATGAGATAGTGATTGACGAGGAGAAATACCCAAAAATAAAAATCACCACCAAGCCTGAAGAAAGAATAACCGACCCGACAACAGGTAAAGAATACATTGAGCCGGCGGTTAAGAAAGAAGTTGAACCAAATAGAATAGCCCTTCCTATCGAGCAGGACATCGTAAACATTCAGACAGCTTTCACAGTAGGAACAGAGCCGACGCTTGACTGTCAGCCGGACCAGTCAGAAGAAAGTCTTCTTTCAGCTTTGAAACAAGTGTTCAAGAAAAACAAGCTGAAGTATCAGAACAAAAAGGTTGTCAGAGCATGGTTGTCAGAGCAGGAAGTGGCAGAATACTGGTATGTGGTGAAGGACGACGGCTTCTGGGCAAAGCTTAAGCGCAAGGTTGCCGGAATCTTCGGCAAATCAAAACCAGAATATCGTCTGAAGAGTGCCATCTGGTCCCCGTTCCGCGGAGACAAGCTCTATCCTTTCTTCAATGACAATGGAGATTTGGTAGCCCTCTCCCGTGAATACAAGAAGAAAGATTTGGATGATGTGGAGATTACCTGCTTTATGACCATCACCAAGGATATGGTTTATCAGTGGGAACTGACAAGTAATTGGACAGACAAAGGATCGTTCGCTCATGGATTCAAGAAACTCCCTGTAATTTACATGTACCGTCCGGAAGCGTATTGTGAAAAGATCAAGAGTCTCCGAGTAAGACTGGAGAAACTTCTTTCAAACTATGCGGACTGCATCGACTACCACTTCTTCCCTATCCTAATGTTATTTGGAGATGTGCAGAATTTCTCTGGTGAGTTCAAGAACCGAGTGGTCGAGCTGACCGGGCAGGGAGCTAATGCCCAATATCTGACATGGAGTCAGGTCCCTGATACAGTTAAATTCGAGGTTGAGACCTTACTGAGTCAGATTTATGGATTAACCAATACGCCGCGTATATCCTTCGACGCGCTGAAAGGTACAGGCAATGCTGTTTCCGGTGTAACTTTCGATTATGTATTTATGTCCACCCATCTGAATGTGGAGAATCTGAACGAAACTGTCGGCGAATTCATGCAACGGCGTGTAAATTTCCTGACTTCCGCTTTAGGCTCAGTTAATACAACTCTTGAAGCAGCCTCCGAGACAATTGATATAGATGTTCAGATGCAGCCATATAAGCTGGAGGACATCAAAGACAAGATTGACACAGCCATCAAAGCCAAAGATGGTGAAATATGGTCGCAGCAACGGGCTATTACTTTTGTGGGGAACGTGGATTCTGTTTTGGACGAGATTGAAGCCATCAAGGAGGAGCAGGAAGAAAAACAGAAGAATGACATTGAGAAACAAAAGAAAATTAATGAAATAAACGGAAAGAATCGTTTGTAAAATAATACTATTTGTATTATGTAGTATTGCAGTATCTCTATTTATTATAAATATAGTAAAAATACGAATATTTATTTTGTACTTGTTCGTATTTTTACTATATTTGCATTGTAATTAAGTCGTAAACGCTATGAGTTACAAATCAGTTAAAGAGGTTGTAACTATGTTGCTTGACAACGGCTTCATTCTAAAGAGCCAGAAGGGCAGCCACATGAAGTTTGAGAAAGATGGAATAACGGTAGTCGTTCCGAATCATGGAAAGAAAGGCGTTGAAAAAGGCACTTATTACAGCATTTTGAGGCAAGCGGGGCTGAAATAGCCCCCGCCTCTTTTGTTAAACTATAAAATGGAGGTCAATATGAGAACTGTAGAAGTGATTGTCGAACATGCTGGGAATAATCTCAGTGCTTACATTGAAGATGCTCCAGTTATTACTGTCGGTAATAACATAAGGGAAATTGAGGAGAACATGAAGGAAGCCATAGATTTGTATCTGGAGGACAATCCGAACCCTTGTGAGGTTCTCAAAGGAGAGTTCACTCTGAAGTTCAAGATAGATGCAGCCACTTTCATTAATTATTACAGCAGTATTTTCACCAAAGCCGCTCTGAGCCGGATAACCGGAATCAATGAACGCCAGTTGTGGCACTATGCGGCTGGAGTACATAAGCCACGTAAACAGCAGTTGGAGAAGATTCAGAAAGGTATTAATGCGCTGACAGAGGAACTGGCAGCTATAAATTTATTGTGATTATGGATAAAAAATATCAGGTTTTTGTTAGTTCAACATACGAAGATTTGCAGGAAGAACGTAAGAAAGTAATGGAAGCTCTTTTACAGATGAATTGTTTTCCTGTTGGCATGGAATATTTCAATGCTTCTGATGATTCTCAATGGGAGGTTATTAAAAGCCTTATTAGAGAATGTGATTATTATGTTTTAATAGTTGCAGGAAGGTATGGCTCTATTGAAGAAGAATCAGGGAAAAGCTATACACAAAAAGAATTTGAATATGCCGTTGAACAAGGAGTTCCAGTAATATCATTTGTACATAAGCATCCGGATTCACTTCCTGCTGCTAAATATGAACAAGAGTCATTAAAACGTGAAAAATTGGAGAAGTTTAAATCTTGCATAAAAAAGAAATTATGTAAGTTTTGGGAAAATGCTGATGAGTTGTCATCACAAGTAATTTTAAGCTTAAATTCTTTAATAAAATCGCATCCTAGAACAGGTTGGGTGAAAGCTGATGAAGTGTCTTCGGCAGAAGCCAACAAAGAACTTATTTCTCTCCGTAAGGAGAATGATCTATTGAAATCTAAAATTAGGGCATTAAGTTTTCAGATACCAGAAGGAACAGAAAGATATAAACAAGGAGAAGATAAATTTACCATTCATTATACGCATGATTATGAATTGTTATCTTATGAGAACGAAGCTAAAATATATAAAAAAGAAGTTAGTTGGAATGAAATATTTTTGTCAATATCAACATTGTTACTAAGTCCGACTTATGAAAATACCATGTATTCAGAAATGACTAAAAACCTATTAGGGGAACATTTTGATATTATCAACGATGATTTTCAAACTATATTGATTCAACTTATGGCATTAAAATTGATAGCAACAGATACCATAAAAGTTGATGGGATATATACATATTGGATTTTAACAGAATATGGTAAAAATGTAATGGTGAACTTAAGAGCTCAAAAAAAATGATTTTTCAGCGTGATTACTAGGTAGTCACGCTTTCTTTTTGCCTAAAAACGAACATTCCCCTAATTGTTTCGTATCGTTAGCCTTAAAATTTCACATTCCCTTTCTATATAAGTAAATTTACCGTATGAAATTATTAATCAAACTCATACGGTATGACAATCTTTGAACAAATTTTGGCAGGACTGCAACAGAAATTCGCTGGGGTGGATACTGCCACACTTACCCGTATAGCTACGAAAAAGGCTGAGGGTGTAACGGACGAAACGAAGGTAACCTCTATTGTTGAGGGTATTTCATTTCAGGACGTGATGCAAAATTATGGTGATTTCCGTGCAGGACAGGCACAGACTTCCGCTGTTTCAAACTACGAGAAGAAGCATAGACTGAAAGACGGAAAACCAATCGAGGACCCGGAAGAAAAGAAAGACGAAAAGAAAGATGAGAAAAAAGACGAAGTTCCTGCATGGGCTCAAGCTCTAATTGATTCCAATAAAAGTCTTTCTGAAAAACTGTCTGCATACGAAGCAGAAAAAGCGCAGGCGCAGCGCAATTCTCAGATTTCGGAGGTAGCAAAAAAGTACGGTATTCCCGAATTTATGCTGAAGGACCGCAACATTCCAGAGAACACGGACTTGGACACTTATTTCAAGGACATGAAACAGGATATGTCTAACAGCGGCTTCAAATTCGCACAAGCCCCTGAAACTGCAGAACAAAAGCAGGATAAGGAAGCAAGTGAGTTCGCCAAAATGATTGAGGCGGACACCAAACAAATTGTCGAACAAAAAAACAAGTAATTTATGGCAGCAGGATTTAAGTATAACATTGAGCCGGAACCGTCAATCGAGGAACGCTACGATGTTTCTACCGGTGTAAGACGCAGAGGGCCTTACAAGTTGTATACGACCAACCTTGTTGTTGGCTCGTTTTTACCATCCTTTACACCTATTGCCGCTGACCTGGTGAAGAAAACAGCCCAGGTGGCAATCCGTGTAGAAGTATATGAGAAGTTCACGACAGGCTCCAATACCACGTTGAAGATTAAGAAAAACTCTTTGGCTTACAAAGGTATGCATCTTGGTAACGGTGCACATGGAGCAACCATTAACGACATTGACAAATCAGACAAAGCCTTCGATAAACTGACGTTGGCTGCCGACTTCGGCGAAACTTTAGAGGCCGGCACAATACTTTATGAAGCTACAGAAGTTAGCGGTACTACACCTAAAGTTATTGCAAACTCCGCCTTGTATGAGAGGAAACAAGTAGAGAATGGCATTGTACTGGTTGCCCTTTTGATGCGTGCGTTTGAAATAGAACCTACCAAGTTAGCCATGCCATTCTCAGACATCGACAAGGCTAACATGCCGCATTTCCAGTTCAACGCTGCAGGTGTTCAGTCACCAGCTGGTGTTTCATATGAACTGCCTGAAGCTTCGGATTCCGTAATGGGAGGAATTCAATTAGGATTTACCCAAAGCGGAAAGAAATATCCGGTGGCATTGGAAGGCGGCAAAGCTTATGTCGAAGTTCCGTGGACAGACAATAACACTACCTATCAGGCAGCTAACTCAAGCACCTTGGGACTGGTAAAACAGGGTGCAAAAGTTGATGATGCTTCAGGCGGAGATGAAAAAGACAAAATTAATGCTCTTCTTGCATCATTGAGAGCAGCTGGTATTATAGCAAGTAAATAAAAAAGAAGAACAAAGATATGATGCTAACTATTTATACACTGTTTAACGATCCTAATATCGTAAGTGCTGTTATCCAACGCGTCCTTCAGACTCGTAAGGATACGATATATTGGCAGCAGTACCTGGACTTCCGTAGAACGACAACTCGTGTGTTCAAAGACTATATTGGTCAGGTTACTGGCGTGATGGCCGGTTCTATCAACTCACGCTACGGGGAGAAACCTATCCGTGAGCGTAGGAACATCGGTTCTGGATATGGTGAGATAGCCTATTTAGGTGACCGTTACCAGATTTCCATTGACCGCTTGTCTGAACTGCAGGACTTGGTTGACAAGTTCAATGCCGCAAAGGCTGCCGACCAAGTTGCCGCCATGCAGGACATCGTGAATTTCATCTACGATGACTATCGTCAGGTACTCCTTGCCGCACATAAGCGCATGGACATCGTTGTCGGTTCATTGCTGATGACAGGTAAGGCTCAAGTGAAAAACAAGGACGACAATGCCGGAGGAATCGACCTGCTGGATATCGAACTTCCGTTCAAGTTCATTACCCCCGAAGCCGGAGCGAAGGCCAACTTCATCACATACCTGCAGCAGCAGATTAATGAATTGAAGGCCACTTACGGCAACTTCCCGAAGATGATTATGTCACGAGGAACATTCGTGAAAAATATTATCGGTTCGAGTGAGTTCGGTGATAAGTTCAAGATGCAGCTTACCGGTAACGAGATGTATATGTCAACCGGATTGATTACCTCTCAACTGGCTTCCACCGTCTTTACTGGTATTGGTCTGCCGGCTATTGAAATCAAGGAAGATTATGTTCTTGACCAGTCTGGCAAGAACGTACAGATTTACGCTGATGACCATATTACACTGCTTCCTCAGGATAAGGTTGGTTACATGCGTTTCCACACTCCTTACGAAGCTGTTGACGGTGTACCGGGCCGCAACTATACTCAGGCTGACGGTGATATGCTCATCTCCGGTTACAAGGATGGAAACGGCCGTTATCTGGAATACACCGCGGAGTGGATTCCGCAGATTGCGAACCCGAACCAGATTGTGAACATCGACTTGACAACAATGAACGCATGACAGTAAAAGACTACATATCACAGAAGTTTCAGACCTTCGGCATCAACTTGTCGGAGGCTGACCTTTTGGAGATAAGTCTGTCTTCAGAAATAAGCGGAGAGGATGAGATGGACCTGTCAAACATCGGTCTCGTGTCGGTGGCTATGGCGAAGTTCATCCCCTCTCTATTACTTAGAGCCACTTCAATCAGCGAAAACGGTTTCTCTATGTCCTGGAATACTCAGGGCTTGAAGGAATACTATTCTTTCTTGTGTAAGAAGTACGGACTTGAAGACACGCTGTCAGATAAGCCTAAAGTCAGATTCCTATGATATTTGCTCCACATACATTACAGGTTAAGGTCTTTACTCCGGTGAAAACAGACGAGTTCGGCCGGCCCATTCCCGGAACCGGTGAAGAAAGCTGGCAGGAAATATGTCGGTGCCGCTGTGATGATAACTCAACAAAAGAGTTTACTTCGGAGAACGGCGAGGTGTACCGACCGAATTATCACGTAGTCTGTGAGAAAAGAATCTCACTGAAGGCTGGTGATGAAGTCAGATGTATGGAGGGTGAGAATATCCGTGGAACTGGCAAAGTTTACATGGTTAAGAATACGAATTATTTTGGTTACTCAGAGATATGGATGTAAAATTTGATTTTTCGGATGTGGATAGATTCTTTCGACAAGGTTATGCCGAAGTGAAAGCTGTTGAGGATAAGGTTGGCAAGGAAGCTGTCGATTACGCTATGAAGAATGGCAGTTATCAGAACCGGACCGGCACACTCCGTAAGTCAAATAAGTATTCAGTTGAGGATGACGGATTGGTGATAAGAAACGATGCTGAGTATGCCTCGCACGTCGAATCTAAAGGCTATGAAGTATCAACTGGTGCGGCTCTATATGCTGAGAAACGAATGAAGGAGGAAATCAAATGATAGTGACCACCGACATAGCGAATATACTTTACCGTGACTGCCAGACTTTCGGCATTGACATCGTTCCTCACGGAAAGAAGCTGACTGGCGAATTGAAGTCTGAAATGATTGTCATTCATGCCAAGAAGCAACAATCTGAAACGTATTGGAAGAAGTCTTTCGTAGAAGTGAACCTTTGCGTTCCTGATTTGAAAAAAGGCGAAGCCAACACCATCCGGCTGAACGAGCTGGAGAAAGAGGCGCAAGAATTGTTTGACGGTGTGACGGGATGCTATGACGGGGTAAGTTATTTTTATTCGATTGATTCAATCGGGACAGAAGAGGACACAGATTTAAAGTGTCATTATGTGAATGTGAGAATTTTGTTTAATGTATTAAATGTA